ACTCCAACCCGGCACCGGCCACGGACCTGCAGGGCTTCTGGGTGCACACGATCATGGTGGAAACGTTCGAAGGCACCGGGGCCTCCGGTGACGTGTACGCGGTCCCGCAGTACGTGGCGGGGTTTCTGGAGGGCAAGAACGTCACGGTCCGGGACGCGGCCGGGAACATGGTCGTGGCGTCCTCCACGTTCTACACCGACAGCGCTTATGCTGACCTGTTCACCCCGGACACCCGGGTCACGGTGGACGGGCGGGTGTCGTACGTGATCACCCAGAACCGGAACGACTCCGGGGGCCTGAACCTGCCGGACCACACGATGGTGCAGATCAAGTAGGAGAATGAAGCCATGAGCATCACCGAGTTCCTGGAAGCACGCATAGCCGAGGATGAGGCAGAGGCGCAGCCGATGGCCGCGCTGGAGGACGATGATCGCGGCGGGTGGGCTATCGCCTATGCCGCCCGCGTCCTGGCTGAGTGCAAGGCCAAGCGGGCGATCATTGGGCTGCACGCGGACCGCGAAGGGGACTGTGAGCAGTGCTCATGCTACGGGTACTTTGCTGTGACTGACGGCTTCCATGATCATGAAGAGTTCCCATGCCCGACACTCTGCGCCACCGCCACGGTCTACGCCGATCACCAGGACTACGACCCCGCGTGGATAAGCCATGGGTGAGACGTTCAGTGTGCACCTTGACCAGGTCACCGACGACGTGATCGCAGCGATCCCCGGGGCAGCGTTCAAGGCCATGGAGCACGTCCGTGGCGTGGCCGTCGAACGCACCCCACTGGAGTCCGGCGATCTCCGCGCCGGCGCGCACACGGACGCCACACCGGACGGCGCCACAGTCACCTACGAAGGTCCATATTCTCGCTACCAGGAGTATGAAATTTTGAGGCACGAAGTGGGGCAGCGTCTTTACCTCACATCGAGCATCCTTTCGGAGGCGCCCAAAGTCATAGAGATATTGACTGAGGAACTGCGAAAAGTGATCGAATGATCCGGTAAAATGGGAAGATAGAAACCCCGCGACTGCGCTAACAGTCCGGGGCCGTGACCAACGCTTTAGGGAGCGCTGATATGTCCAATCCTACCTGCACCCCGGATGACTGCAAGAACAGAGGCCCGCGTGGTGGCTTATGCAAGAGATGCTGGGCCGACAGGTCACTTCTTAGCTACTATGCCAACAGGGAAGCCCGGAATGAGTACAACCGTGCTTACCGGGCCGCCAACCCGGAGCGCATCAAGCGCAACTTTGCCGAATGGTACAAGGCCAACGCTGACAAGCAGGCCGCTAAGTACCTCGAGAACCGTGAACGACACCTCGAGTACAACCGCAAACGGCGGGCAGCCAATCCGGGCGCAGGGACGCAGCACTCTCGAGAGTGGCGCAAGCGCAACCCTGAAAAGTATGCGCTCCGTAACCGTGAGAATTCCCGCCGCCGCCAGACCGGACAGACTGCCAGCCGCGTTGCTTATGCTGCGGTGCTCGAGCGTGACGGCATGGTCTGCCATATCTGCACCGGCTCCATTGCCGACCTGTCAGACCTGCACTTCGATCACGTCATGCCGCTTGCTCGAGGTGGAGCCCATCATGCCGATAACATCAAGCCAGCGCACGCTCTCTGCAACATGCGGAAGAGTGACAAGATCGCCTAACGGTACGGAGGTCTCATGAGTTACGTCAAGGACGTCCTGACCGGGTTGGCGCAGATGCTGTCCGACTCGGCCATTGGCGTGTACAAACCCACCGGCACGTACGCATCCACGGACCGCGCCATCGTCTTCGGGGTGTGGCCGCAAGCCCCGGACGCGTGCATTGTCCTGAACTACACGCCGATCAACCTCGGCGTCATGGTCCCCATGGAGCGCGGCATCCTCGAATGCCACATCCGGGGCAGCGCAGGGAACGTGTGGGATGCGTCCGACACGGCCTCAGCGGTCCGGGACTTCCTCCAGGGCCTCACTGGGCAGCCGTTGGGTACAGCGAACATTGTCCAGGTGTTGCATCAGAACAGTGTCCCGCTGGTCCAGGACGCGCTGAAGCGGTTCGAGCATGTGGAACTGTTCCTCCTCGACCTCGACACCCCCGGCACCACGGCACGGCCCAGCGCAGGCTATTAAATCCAGTCGCCGCACGGTACGATTCAGCCCATGAAACATCTTTGGGGAATCGCCGCGCTGGTCCTGCTCACCGGATGCGCGGCACCAACTCCGGCACCTGAACCCACCCCGGATAACAGCATCTTCCTCACCCAGTACCGGACACGGTTCCCCGGCGGGACGGATGACGCCGGGGTGCGCATCGGGCATTACATCTGTGACGACTACCGGGCCGGCACCTCATTCCGGGATGAAGTCACGTACCTGATGTCGAAGAACGCGGCGTTCACCGCCGGCGACGTCGGGTTCCTGATCGGCGCGTCCACCGCCTCGTACTGCCCGGAGTTCAACAACCGCCACTAAGGCGCACAAGCCCATAATTTCATAGCCCAACCCTTCTAGCCCCGTAGACCTCTGCGGGGCTTTTTCATGCCCAAAAGCCCCGTAGGAGGCAACTCATGTCCACAGCTCTTGCACGTCGATTCAAGGTTCAAGTATCCGCTGACAACACAACCTGGTTGAACGTAGCCGGTGTCACCGACTTCAGCCCGAACGAAAACCCGACCATCGTCGCGGCCGACGACTACGACACCAACGGCTTCGCGTCGTACGAGAAGACCATGACCGGCGCCAAGGCCGTCGTCAAGGCCAACCGGAAGACCACGGCCGGTGTGTTCGATCCGGGCCAGGAGCTCGTCCGCACCACCCGTTACCAGTTCGGTGACGCTGCCCGCCTGTACATCCGCTGGTACGACCGCAACGGCGTCGCCGAAGCCTACTCCGGCCGCGCCCTAGTGGACTGGCAGCAGTCGAAGACGGGCATCGCCGACCTGGAAGAGGTCACGATGACCTTCACGATTGACGGCGTCCTCGCCGCGATCACGACCCCGTACACGGCGACCGTTGTTCCTGTCTTGGCTTCGGCGACCCCGTCCGGTGTGGCTGTGGGCGGTCAGGTGCAGATCACGGGCAACGGCTTCACCGGCACCGTCGTGACCAGCGGCGTGAAGTTCAACGCGATCAACGCGACCTCGTGGATTGTGGTGTCCGACTCGCTGATCATCGCGGTCATGCCGACCGGCACGGCGGGTTCGGCGCCGATCATCGTGACGAACGCTGCGGGCGCGTCCAACAGCCTCGCGTACACCCGCGGCGCCTAGTAGTTCCTCCCGCCCTGCCCTCACCCGGCGGGGCGGGACCGGTTACCGGTGGCGGGCCCCTGTGAGGGTGGGCCCGCCGCCTTACTCC